CCGTTCGCAGTCCTTGAAGACCGGCTGAAAGAAGGCTTGCTTGCTGGATCGGGCGATTGATCCGAAGCTGGTTCATCATTGTTCGTGATGCTTCCTCCTCCAAGGTGAATGCAGATTGAGTCGCTTGGAGATTCGTCTGGCGATCCTCGGAGAACTGATAGCGTGCTTCTTGTGCTGCTAGGTCTCGCTCTAACATATCCAAGGTGCGTCCACCTACGCCTCCCTCTGTGAGCGCACTGAGTGTAGTGCTAGACTTTGCAGCCATCCCTTTGATCTGCGCTGCGTCTTTACGTTGTGCGCGTGCTATGCTCTCTTGAGCCTGTCTAAGACGGACAGCGGTGTTTGCTTTTCCTGCTCTGATTTGTTCAGCAGCAGAGGCTTCAGCTTGAGCTTTTTCTTGAGCATTAGCAGCAGATTTTTGACCGGAATAAGAGGTGGCGGCACTTGCTATTCCAGTTATGATCGAGATAGGTTCACACATAAAGGGATGTTATTCGTTGGGGTGTATAATAAATAAGGAGAAATCGTTTTCTTTTGGCTCTTCAATAATAGCACCACACCATTTCAACCAGCGTAACGCTAGGGTGTTCTCGGTGTGGACCTCGTTGACACAAGGAAGTTGGTAGTGGTTAACAATAAACTTAACCCACGCTTTGCTCGCTTTGGCGAACTCTCTTCCCGATTCTTTAACCAGGTCATCCGTGCAAAGCAACCAGATGTAATTGGTTTCATTCGGCATCAATGGGCCAACCCCGAAGCACGCCAAAGGCTTCTTGGTTTTGTTGGAGCAGATAGTCCATGTATGGAAATCAGTCTCAAGGCCGGCGCGTATAGCGTCTCTAGGGCGAGTCCCCGAGCTTAACAAACACTCCAGCTTGTCGATCTCCCGCATGTTATCGCCTACGTCCTCGATGTCACTTGGGAGTGCAGAACGGATGTAGACGTTGTTATATTCTAGTTGAACGGGTGTGGACGTTGGCTTCGTATTCACAGGACTGGAAGTTGGCAGTAAAGGCACTTGAGTTTACAATCTTAATAACAGACTCAGGTGCTGCTGTATAGATGGAAAACCGAAACTTACCTTCCTCAGAAGCTCGCGACCCCAGCGCATCTACGTTGATGTTTAAGGGACTGTAAGAATAGACTCTCTTGTCACGGGCGCGAGGTGTTACCTCAAGCTGGAACGATGAAGCCTCCGAAAAGAACAACGTGCCATTCCGAAGGATCAACCGAGCGAGGCCCGAGGATGTCGGAGGGTTGCCTTGCTTGAACACAGGCTCACTCAAGGTGCATTCCATGTTGTATTTAAGACCAGAGAAGCATGTCTTGTAGAAGCCCTGGATGGTGGCGGTGTTGTTGTTAATTGAAACAATGTTCAGTTTCCTTCCATCCAAGTCATACACCTCAACTACATCTCCACTCTCTGGGACGAACCCGAGGTCGATGGTGATGTCCACTGCGTCAGTAACAACAGTCTGATCAAAGGTGTGCTTCTTGAGTAGATCAAGGTGAACCGTGAAGCCTCCTGTGGTGTCATCCTCTACGCGAAGCTCTTCAAACTTAACCTCAGAGATCACTGACTGTTCATCCTTGTCGCCTACACAGAACAACGAACTCTTCATGAAGTGCATCCCAATGACATCAAAAGGCATCGTTAGCTTGCCCCATGAACTCAGGACTTTCTCTCGTCCATTAAAGAAGTATTTGTAAAGGTAGATGTCCGTGCCTCCTGTAGCGAACGCCAAGAGTTCCTCTGAGGATGTCCCAGCAGAAAATAACACATCCCCTTTCGGAATATACGCTGGGATCTGCGTGGTGATCTCATCGGAGTCATAGACATCCGTGGTGGCGTTAAGGCTATACTCTTGGACTCCAAGGAACTCTCCACGCTCATACGGAAAGTAAACATACGATCCTACTGCAAGCGGGTCTGCGGTGGTGTCCGAGTTGTAGTTCGTTATGGCATTGAGTGTTACCGTGTCGTTTGTCAACGGGTCGCCCTTCAAGACGAACTGACCCCGGTTACCAAACAATAACAAATTCTCTTGGAATGCTACACTGCTGCGGAGGTCAGTCACGTTAGCGGTTGCAGATGTTATGTCTATCGGGGCGGTATCCAGCAACGCCCTTACGGTAGTCCTGAAGAAGTTGAACAGTTCAGCAGCCTCGGACAACACAATGACATCCTGGAAGATGAACCCAAAGCGGTTCTTGAAGAAGACCATGTTGTTGATCGTGTTGCCGACAAAGGAAGGGAACGGGTTGGTTTCATCGTCTCCCGCTTCGCGTCTTCCCCATGAGGTAGTGTTGAGTGCGAAGGTGTCAGGAGCAGTGTTGACCAGTTGTAAAGGAAGGGTGTCAGCGTCAAAGGCAACTTCAAGGTCTGGTCCTACGCTCTCAACCCATCCTCCTTCTCCAAATGCTAGTCCATCGTTACTCTCAAATCTAAGGTAGTAGTCATCCTCGTTAGCATCAGCTTCACCTCGGACTGCTACACGGAATCCATCAGGTGCGCGAACCGGAAGATCACTGAGCGCATCAACCTCTTTATGGACGAGTCCTAATCCAGATCCGTTGAGACCGTCGAAGGCTTCTACAAAGAAGTCCAGTCCGTCATTGCGTTGGATTATGATTGAGCCGTCCTTAAGTGTGAATGAGTATTTCGAGGTTACGGCTGCGTTGTTTGTGTCTGCTTGTGTGTAATGTGCCGTTTGACTTTGGTTAGTAAGAGCGAGGTATAGTTCTCGCGCTATGGACGTAGAATCAGCTACTTGTTCTTTAGCGCTTCCAGTCCCAGTCGCGGTCTCAGTAACAATAGATACTTCCTCATAAGGAGCCGAAGAGCTAGAAGAACTAGGAAACTCAGCTAGTGTCTTGTGAGGTTGAGTCTCTGGGGCCGTGGGGTCTATTAAGTTGGTGTAATAATAAATAGTCTGTCCTGGATGAACCAACTCTACGTTAGTAACCGAACCACCTTGAATAGTGGTAACAATCTCAGGACGGACTTGCCAATCAACACCAACAAAATCCAAAGTAGGTGTGTCATCATCTGCGTAACCTGTGCCTCCAGAAGCAACAGTAACAGACTTCAAGCGGTAGGAACGATTTTGAAGATTAGCTGTAAAAAACCCTTTGATGTCAACCGCTTCCCAAGTCAGCGTGAAGGTTGCTCCCGAACCAGTAAAACGTCCCACTTCACGGAACTTAAGACCATACTTCTTACCGTAGTCACCTTGCTTGATGAACACCAAGGCGCGTGACTTGTCGAGAGCTTCGGACTTCTCCGTGCCTTTGGCGACAGTCTTGGTGGTGTTAAGAATGAACGTGCTGTCTCCAAGGGTGCGAGCTTTGAGGAGCTTGTGGGAGTCTGAAGCGGTGGGTATCGTAAGGTAATTGTTATTGATGTTATACCCACCAGTAACACCCTCAACCGTTGCCTCCGCTCCGGTGTCCACATTGAAAGCCCTAAGAACACCTTGGCGGTCACTCTGACTCCTGTGTTCAATAACAACCACATACCGTTCGGTCGCACTGCGCTCAATGAAGTGAATCATGTCGCCTTTGTTAAAGACGTTCGCATCGGTCAGCTTCTTGATGAGCCGCGCTGGTGGACGCTTGGTGAGTCCCTTGGTGACCGTAGGAAGAGCATTAAGTTGCTCCTCGCATTGACCAGGAATCCTGACCCGAGGAGACTGTTGGCTTACTCCTTGAATCAGGTTGGGGACGGATGTGGTGATGTTAGCCATGTGTTAATGATTACGCAATGTCGGTTCTCCGGTTAATCCCAATGCGACTTGCGGTGTCGTAGTTGTCAAAGATGGTGCGATCTGAGTTGGTTCCTTCGGCTTCTTCCATAGCGGCTTTAGCCATGATCTCGTCCCGATAGATAAGTGCTTCAATCTCACGCGAACCAACAAGCCTGTTGGAGAACATCCGGGATGCTTTGAGTGTGATGTAACGTCGAGCCTGTTCGGGAAGCTCTGTGAAGTCGAGAAGGAAGGTAACATCTACCTTGATCTCATCAATGGTGAAAGTCGTTGTGTAGTCCTTACGGTTGAACAGTTTGTTTCCTCGTTGGACCACATCGTGTGTGTTGTCTACAGCATCTA